GTAGCCGAGCCAGTCCATGCCCATCGCCATCAGTACGTAGGCGTCGGCCTCGTCGTAGCGGGCCGTACCACTGAAGTCCTGCTGGTAGCGGAGGGACGCCTCGTCACGGACCTTGCCCTTGACCTGCTTCGGGGTGAGCTTCCTCCCCTCCTCGTCCTTCCAGCGGGCGCGCCCCGTGGCGTAGATGGTGCGCGAGTCGGGGGTGACGACGGCGAAGGGGATACCGCGGCACCAGAGGTCGCAGCGGATCATCCATCGGGCGGCGGACATCTCGTCGTGGCCGACCTGCTTGGCCATGGAGTAGGCGGCGCCCTCGATGAGGACGAAGTCGGCGTTGCGGTAGAAGGTGGCTGCGGTCTCGACGATGTGGGTGAGGCGCTGTTCCCCGCGGCGGTCGCCGGTGCGGAAGTGGTCGGCCCATCCGGGGCCGGCCACGCCGGAGGTGATGAGGGCGATGTCGAGGCCGACGACGAGGGGCCGGGTCTCGAGCACAGGCGGTGCCAGGAGGGCCGGTGTGGTGGTGTCGAAGAGGGTGGGTGCGGTGGTCACTTGGGTCCCTCCGTGGAGAAGTGGCCGCAGGAGCGGCAGATCAGTTCGTTCGTCACCCGGGTCCGCGCATGGACCGTGTCGCGGCCCTCGGCCCGGCAGCGCGTCGTCACCTGTACGAGGGCTTCCACCGGCCGGAGCAGCGGGGCCCGGTGTGGGCCGCGGACGGTCGCAGGCCACACCCGGGCCACGGCGGTGAGTCCGGCGAGGCTGACCATGAGCGCGCACGCCCCTACAGCGATCTGCTCGGTCACGAGGTGCTCCCCTCGCGGAGGTCGCGGAGTTCCCGGGCCTGCGCCTCGTTCGAGGACTGCAAGGTGCGGCACTGCTGGTCCAGCGATGCCGAGGCCCGCCGCGCAAGGTGCAGCTGGCGGCGCAGTTCCGCGTCGCCCTGAACGGGCCGGGGCTGCGGCAGCGGGGTGTCCGGGGTGTGGTCGCGGAGCCGGGTGATCTCGGCGGCCTGGCGGGTGATGGTCGACAGGCGTTCCGCGGCGAGCTTTACGGCCTCGTCGCGTTCTTCGACGACCTGCTGATAGCGGGCGCGGAGGGCGGCGTATCGGGGGCGGGCAACGAACATCACGCCTCACCGCCGACCGGGCGCAGCGGCCACCGGCCGTCGATCACGGCCTCCGGATCGCGCTTCCCCTCAGGGGCCTTCGCCCGCAACCACTCCTGGAAGGAGGCCGCGTTGTCCCACGCCCACCGGGCTTGCATCTGGTGCAGGTCCTCAACCGACACTCCGGCCAGCGAGTCGAAGCGCTGCGTCCGCATCTGGTGCACCCACACCGGACGTTCAGCCCGCGGCCGGTGAGCGATCGCACCCATGCGGTACGCGGCCCGCGCCGACATCAGCGCGTCGTACTCCGCGCCGTGCGCTGCCTTCTCGTCCCAGCCGAGCCCGTACACCTCGGCGGTGGTCCGCATCTGGTACGGGCCCTGTGTCTCGGAGACGCGGCGGCGGAACGGGGCGACCTGCTTGTCGAGGATCATCGTGTCGATGACCCGGGTGAGGGGTTCGCGGCAGATGCCTTCGAGGCTGTCGCCGAGGTGGCGGCGGGATTCGCGGTCGAGGAGGTTGAGGTCGTAGCCGCCGATGTTGTGCCCGACCAGCGGGACCCCGCCGGCCACCACCTCGGCGACGGCCTTCGCGATCTCGGCCACGCCCTGCTCGGCGGCTTGGCCGTGTTCGGCGAGGTGCTCGTCCGTGAGGCCGTGGACGGCGATCGCTCCGGGTTCCTGCGCGATACCAGGGTTGAGCAGCCAGGTACGGGTGTCGGTGTCGAGTCCGCCGCCGACGAGGATGAGGGCGCAAGAGACGATGCGGGCAGTCTCGGGGTCCTTGTCGCTGCTCTCGAAGTCGAGGGCGGCCATGCGCTGGAGGTGCCAGGGGGTCACTGGTTGCCCCCCGCTGCGCGCTCCTTGCCGATGCGGACGACCATGGCGCCGATCTGCTCCTCGTCGCCCACCTCGTTCGTGACCAGCGCCCCCAACTGGCGTGTGCTGCCCAGCTCGTGGTGGATCTGCCGCAGCCGTCCAGCGCTCGTCTGCGGGTTGCAGATCTCGTCGAGGTAGGTGGCCGCCGGACGGATCGGGTTCTCGCCTCGCTCGACGTGCACGCTGTCCGGGTCCTTGTCGTGCGTCGGAGTGAGGCCGCCCGTCAGCAGCAGGACCCGCAGCGCCACGGACTGCGCCTTCGCGGTGCCCTTGTCAGCGGAATCGAGGGCCTCACCGCGGCTCTTCAGGAGCATCGGCAGGGTGTCGCCCTTCGGGCCCATGACCAGCCACGAGACGGTCGCGGTGCACTCGCGCATCTTGTTGCCCTTGGACGTGGTGGTGTCGCGGTGCTCCGCTTCCACGCCGACCGGGAAGATGTTGATGCCGTGCTTCAACGTGACCGGGCCGAACGTGTTGACGACGGTGTCCACGCCGCGGAAGTTGTAGCGGGTCCCTGCCGCGTTGTACTGCTCCGACTTGGAGATGGCGCGGACTTCCTTGCGGACGCGGAGCCACGCGATGTGGACCGGGACCATCTCGGGGTCGTCGTCGCCCGGCTCGTACCCGGCCATCGGGTCCGGCGCGGGGAACTGGTCGACGAACTCGGGCGGGAGCTGCAAGTCGTCGTGCTGCTCGTCGGTCAGGGTGCGGCCGGCGGCCGCGGCTGCGTTCTCTCGCAGGCCCATCAGGAGTCCCCCTTGTACTGCTTGGCGATGTCGATGCGTTCGGTCGGGTTCGGGGCGACGCACGCGGCGTAGGCGTCGGGGTAGTGCTCGGCCATGAGCTCCAGGTCGACCTTCGGGGCGGCGTTGCTGGGTTCCAGGGAGTAGGCGCGCTCGCCGCCGATGAGGGCGGACTGTGCGCTGCCGAGGGCGGCGATCATGCGGGCCTTCGCTGCGGCCTTCGCCTTCTTCGCCTTCGACTCGGCGCGCTGGTGGGTGCCGTAGTCGAGGAGCGCGTCGAGGGCGTCGTCGTGCCGGTCGACGTCCACCGCACCGGAGCGGGTGGGGTGCAGGCGGCGGAACATCTTGGCGACCGCTTCGCCGTCACCCGAAGGGGCGGGCGGCACCTCGGCCTGCACGTGCTCGGTCCAGAACTTGTCGACGGCGGTGGTGATGTCATCCATCACCTGCGTGTACTGGTCGGCGCGGATGACGCCCTGGTGGTACTCGTTGCCGCCGATCAGCACGGCGTAGTGCATGTGCTCGTAGCCGTTGACGATGATCTGCCACAGCACCTGTGCGGTGACGTCGTCCGGCGCCCCGGCATGCCACTGCGCGGCCTTGAACGCCGAGCGGGTCTTCACTTCGAGGGCACAGGGGGCCTGCTCGTCCTCGGACAGCGGGCACTCAGTGACACGGCGGTCGAGGGTCGTCATCCAGTGCGGGTGCGTCTCGTGGGCGACGAGGCCAACGCGGCGGATGACGGAGCGGGACTGCATGGCCCAACGGCGGGCGATGTTCTCCTCGTTGACGGTGCCCCAGTAGGCGGGCTCGCCTGCGTCGTCGACGTCGTGGCCGAGCTTCTCGTAGTAGACCTTGATCGGGGGCTTCTGCTCGATGAGGCCGAGGATCGCGGGGACGTCGCTGGAGCCGATGCCGGAGCGGCGGGCGGTGAGCCAGGCGGCGCGGTCGGCGTCGGCGGGGAGGATGAGTCGGCCGGTCGGTGTGACCCGGCGGCCGGCGGCCGGGCTGGTGGGCCCGGCCGGGGCTGCGGTCGTCATCAGGCGGTGCCGCCCTTCGTGCAGTAGGTGTAGTAGCGGCGGTTCGGCGCCTCGTGGAGGACTAGGTGGCCGGCCGCGTGGAGGGCCGTGAGGTCGCGGCGCATCGTCACGCGGAGGATGTGGGTGGGCAGGTGCTTGCGGTAGAGGCGCTTGACCCGGCCGGTTGTCCACTCGCCGCGTTGGGTCTGGATGGCGGCGAGGAGGAGAGCGCGCGCTTCCGCGCGGGCGACGGGAGCCTGCGCGGTGGTGCTCACGGGCGGCCGTCCTTCCGGGTGGGTGCGGGTGCGAGTGCGATGCCGATGAGGCAGACCCCGGCCGCGGCGAGGGTCCCGGCGGCGGATGCGGCGGTCCCGGTGAAGGGGATTGCGGCGGCGATGCTGGTGATGGCGGCAGCGGTGGTGACGGTCGTCCAGTGGATGGCGAGGCGGAGGTTCATGAGCGGTCACCGCTCTCGGTGACATCGGTCCAGCCGTCGTGTTCGCTCTCGCCGGTCGGGTCGACGAGGAGCAGACCGAGGGCCTCACGGTGTTCGTCGTCCAGGAGCAGCGCGACGGGCTGCCCGTCGTCGGTGAGGCAGCAGACGATCGTGTCGTCCGCGTCGCTTTCCGCGTGCCACACTTCGCGGTCCCAGCGGATGGTGAGCGGGTCTCCGCTTTGAGGAGTGGCCGTCGCCGACTGCGCGTCGGTGGCCTTCTCCCGGGTCTCCTCGTGGTCAGTCAGGAGCCACTGCACTTGCGCCAGGTCGCCCTTGCGGAGGGCCGCGACCCGGAGTCCGAGGACCAGTGACCGCAGCCGCTGGAGCTCCCCGGGGTACGCCTCGTCGTCCGGGGTCTGGTAGTCGGCGATCTCTTCCAGCACGGTGATCGCGCTGTTCCAGCCGTCGCCGTACCAGACGGGCCCGGTGAGGGCGGTGCAGGTGACGGGGATGGCGCGGAGACGACCGACAGCCTTGGCCAACACCTCGGTGCGGTAGGCGTCGAGCGCCTCGTCGAGCATGCTCTCCGGCAGCACACATGGTGTCCCGGCGTAGGCGTACAGCTTGTCGCGGGCAGTCATCGGGCCGCCTCCGTCCCGGTGACGTCGGTCCAGCAAGCGGGCCACTCGTCCACCGGTTCGGCGTACGGCGTCCACGTCTTGTCGCCCTCGCCGCGGATCCATCCGAACGCCGCCAACTTCCCGGTGTCCGGATGGGTGGTCGTCGTGACGACGCGGAACAGGGTGATCAGTTCGGGCGCGGTGAAGCCTGTGGCGTCGTACGCATACGTGCGGCCGGGCTGGAAGAAGTCCGGGGCGCCAGCGGGTTCGTCGTTCCCGCTGGCCATGAGGCCGATCTCCCACTCGACGGTCCGGGCGCCAGCCGTACGGTCCAGCTGCTTGCGGGTGGTTCCGTCGCCCCAGAGCCGGGCGACGATCTCGCGCGCCTTGCCCTCGGCCTCGCGCAGTACCTCGGTGCGGTGGGCGTCGACCAGCTGCTCCGCATGGGCGACGTCGTGCAGGGTGGCGATTCCGCCCGTGCTGTCCTCGGACAGGGCGGCGATGATCTGACGGCGGGCACTCATGCCGACCGCCGATCCGACTGCTCCGGGAGCGGGTTCTTCGCGAGGTGCACACGCGTCGCCCGCATCGCCGGGTGCCGGATCTCCGACGCGCCCTTCGACCCGAACCGGAACAGGACCCGGGCCACCTCGCCGAGCTCGGCCAGCAGACGCCGTACATCCGACATGCGGACTTCGACCTGCGCGGTGTCCATCCCAGCGACGTCCTCGACCTGCTCGATGGCCGCGTCGAGTTCGCCCTCCCGTGCCACTCCGGTGACGACTGCGGCGAGTTCGTCGAGGGCGGCGATCACGTCGTCCCGGGTGTCCTCGTCGCCCCATCTGGCGACGAGCTGCACGAGGTCGTCAGTGCGGATCTGGTCGACGCGGAGGACACCGTGGAGGTGGTTGGCGCCGAGGCTGAACGACAGCCCGGGCTTCGAGGAGTGGTTCACCGGAGTGCGCCCTTCGTCGGAGCGGTGAGGAGCATGAGGAGCGCGGCCGCCGACAGCGCGGCATCCCGCACCGTGGCCTTCGCGTTGACCAGCTCGACGAGCAGCCAGTCCGCAGCGCGGGACTCCAGCAACGGCCGGCAGTCCGGCCACGCGAAGTGGTCCGCGTCGACGAGCAGCACGAACGGGACGGTCGTGGCCGAGGCCATGGAGAGGCCGAGGGAGAGGAACGCGGCCCACTCGGCCGGGGTGGTGGTGTGCATCAGGCACCGCCCATCTCGGGTAGGTCCCGGCCGAGCCGCCAGTTGTGGTGGAGAGGCGAGTCGTGCGGGTCCTCCCGCAGCGCCTGCAACGGAGCGATCCGCTGGGTGATCGCATCCGGCGCCCCGGTCAGCGCCGCCCTGAGCTCCCGCATCTCCGAAGAGCCCGGGCCCACCGCAGGCACGACCGTGTCGTACGGGCCCGGCTCATCGGCCAGCGGGCAGTCCACGTCATGCGGCTCGCCACGGCCCGTGTCCGGGCACGTGCACCCGTCTTCGTCCTCGTTGACCAGGTCGTCCGGGTCCTCGCCCGTGAAATCGGGCGGGCACGTGCACGGGGCTCCGGACTGGTGGACGGCGGCGCAGTCCGGGTGGTGCTTGCGGATACGAGGCGGCTCCGATTCGGCGGGCTCGTCCTTGCTGGCGGCCTGCGACGGGGCAGCAGCCTCGGGGCCGAGCGCGTCCTCCAGATCGATCGTGTCGACCGCGCTCCAGCCCTTGTCGATGGCCCGCTCCACGAGGGAGTGGACATCAGCCCAGCGGTCGCGCTCCGCGTCCCGCCAGGCGACCCCGGCCGTCAGCTCCGAGATCTCGTCCCGGTTCGCGCGGAGGGCCTGCACCGCGTCGTCGAGCGCCTCGTTCGTCGAGTGCCGCTCCGCCAACAACTCCGCGACCTGGGAGCGCAGCTGTTCCAACTCGGTCCGGGGCGGCGGGAACGACGGCGCGCCCACCGGGACGGGCAGCGCGAACGCCGACCCGACGATCCCCAACTCCGCGAGATCCGCCAGCGACACCAGCACCTCATCCGGGACACCAGCCACCGAACCCGCCAGCGCATACCAGCCACGCCCGTCACGCGACACCGCACGCCGCGTCCAACACGAGCCATCCGCCGTGTTCACCACCAGCGGGTGATGCGACACCGGGGCGCTCATGCCGCCACCTGCGCAACCTGCGCCGCCGGGTACGACACCCACACGTCGACCGTCACGTCACGCCACACAGCGCGGACGCTGTCGCACATCCGGTGGTCACCGTTGCGCTCGAAGTCCGTCGTCCGGACAACGCCTCCGATCACCTCCGCGTACGCGGCGGCCACCGTCTCCCCGCTCGCGTCGGCCGCGAGGGTCGCGACGAGGGTGCCCGACTCTCCGATCGACCAGCTGACGGGCGGCAGTTCCGGGTGCTCGCGGAGCAGCTCGACGAGCGCCATCGCGGGGGCGAGTTGGGGGATAGAGTCACTGGTCACGGGGACCTCTTCCTTCTCTGGTTGGTGGGTCGCCGAGTCGTGGGGTCGTCCGGGCCTGGCAGTCGGGACGGCCCTTCGGCGTGTTCAGGGATTGATCAGGCGGCGTCGGCCGCGGGCCGGACGTCTACTGCCGGCCGGGGCGCCGGGATCTCGCCGGCGGGGTTCGTCATGATCCGGCGGAGTGCCTCGACGAGTTCGTCAGTCGGCTCTGGAGCGAGTGCCACTCGGGCGCGGATCGCGGCGACGGTTGCGGGGCCGAGGATCGCGAGGCGCTCTTCGCGGGTCATGCGGCGGCCTCGATGGCGACGCGCTTGATGACCGTGCGCAGGTCAACGTCATATGCCTCGGCGAGGCGCATGGCCGAGTTCAGGTCAGGCTGGGTCTCGCCGTTGAGGATCCGATAGACGGACGATTCGGTGATCCCGGTGCGGCGGAAGATGTCGGCTCGGGTGTTGTCGCCGTGGTGTGCGGCCACTTCGAGGACCTTGGCGATGTCCAGACGGAACACGTAGTCACCTCCCTCGGTGGGCGGTTGGCAGGGGTTGTCGCTGGTAGCAGGGTGTTCCTTGCTCACGAGGGAGACTCTTTCACGAAACACCCTCCCTCGCAAGGGAGGAAATTGCCCGCAAGGTATGAATTTCCACTAGAACGCGCATTCGAATACAGGTGTGAGCTGTGTTAACGCAGGTCAGTGACCTGATCGCGACTCTTGCGCGGGAGGGATTTTCTGGCTACTCCCTAACTAGGGAGGTACAGTTCCGGGACATGACCGATGCGACCCCCACACGCGCGCAACGATTCGCCGCCATCGTCGTGCCAGCTGCCGAACACGCCGGCTACACCGGCCACGGCGCCAAAGCGCGCTTCGCGCGGGACACCGGCATGACCGACAGCAGCGTCACCCGCCTGTGGCAAGGAACCGCCCTCCCCGAGGCGCGGTTCTACGAAGCCATCGCCACCGCAACAGGCATCGACCTCAGAACTCTCCTCGTGGAAGGTGGCGTTCTGTCGCCTGAATCCCTTCAGTCACTGTCCGAAACGGATCGATCGCAGGTAGGCTCTGGCCTCACGCCGGAGGAAGCGGCTGATCGACTAGGGATTCGGGACGAAGTGGGGCGCCAGCTTTTCTACGCAACCATCGAACGTCTCAAGCGTCTGCAAGACGACCACGCCGATCACGCTGAGCCCGGAGGGACAGCGGCACAGATGTGAGGCGAGGGTGCATATGAATCTCACGGGCGGCAGACAGGCCACAGGAACAGCAACTCTGGCGGCCGTCGGGGGACTTGCACTCACCGTCCACGGACTCATGGGCGATAAGCCGCTGTGCTCTTTCAGCGGTGTCACCCTCGTCATGGTCGCGTTGACCGCCATCATCCTGACCATGATCCGGAAATGGGTCACCGACACCAGCGATGAACGACGTCTCCTCGCCGCAACCCAGCGTGAAGCCCAGGCCGAACGGAGCCGCTACCTCGCCGCGAAGGCGGCCCTCGTCAACGAACAAGCGCGCATGAGCAAGGACATAGCCGCGGAGCGCGCGGCACTCACCGCCCGGCTCAAGAGCGAACGTGATGCGATGCAAGCCGAGTTTGATGCGGCGCTCGGTGAAGTTTCGTCCGATGCGGTGAATATCGCGATGTCCTGGGTTCTTGCTGGAAAGTTCGCCCCGCCGCAGCCCCAGCAGGGCAACCTCATCCAGTTCCCTCACCAGCAGCCGCAAGGCCAGCCGCAGCGTGAGCGGTCGCGGGAGCACGGAGTCGTCCGGCCCTGAACCCCGGCTCACCGAAGAACGCCAGCCGGATACGGCCGTCATCCAATGCGCGCCGGCCAGTCGACTTCACCTTGTGCAGACGCACCGTCACGATCTTCCGGATCACCTCGCGTTTCTGATCCATCGTGAGCCCCGGCTCCGCAGGTTGGTCCGCAGTCTGGGGGCGTCCGTTCCATACGAGGTCGGGATCGTTCGACTCCAGCATCCGGAGCAGCAGTGGCGACACCCCCGTGAACGTCGTCAGCTTCTTCCGCTCCGTCTCCAGCTTCGGCTCCAGCCGCGACTCCATCGCCGCGAGCGAGCCCGCGGACAGTTTGAACCGGCCGGTTTCCTTGTCGAATTCATGGGCCAGAGCGCGAGCTTCGGCGAGCTGCTCCTCGTAGGCGTTGATCAGCTTCTGTGTGGCGGCCGCCTTCTCCTTGACCTTGTCGTCCGCCGGTACCAGCGCAGCCCGCGCCGTCTTCTTATCGCTGAACCAGTCGAGGACCGCTTCCTCGACGTAGGCGTCGAGCACGGCCATGACGATGGAGGTATCGAACTTCTCCTTGCAGACCAGCGTCGTCTTCCGCACGCCACTCGGAGCGAGGTAGCGCAAGACCGCGTGGTCGCCGCACTCGCCACACAGAGCGACGTACGACAGCAGGTGCTTCGGTTCGGTGCCGCGTTGCGTCCGGCGGGCTGGGTCGGTGAGCTTGGCCGTGACCCGGTTGAACATGGCCCGGCCCTGCGGGGTGTCGAGTCCCTTGATCGGAGCCCACACGGCTGGGATGTACGTGGTCAGGTGAAGACGTTCACCCAGGTAGGCCCGGTTCAGCAGCATCTGCCGGACCGCCTGCTCTTTCCACTCGCGACCGTCCGGGCGTGCCGCGTCCGTCTCGGAGCGCAGCCATCGCGTGAGGGCCCTGAGGGAGTGACCAGCGTCCATGCGCTCCAGGGCCTGGAGTACGTAGGTCCCGCGCACGGGATCTTCGGTCTGTCCCGTGCAGCGCTTGCGCCCGCTGACTGTCTGGTAGGTGCGGATGTAGCCGTAGATGGCTTTGCCGTGCGGCATGCCTGCCTGGGCTTGGGAGTTGGTGGTGCGGATGTTCCGGTCGCGGATGCCTTCGGCCTCGTCTTCGGCATCGATGGCGTGCATGGCCGTGGCCTTGCTGTCATCGCGTCGGCTGAGGTCGTAGATCTGGCCGTTGTAGCAGAGGAGGGTGCCGGTGTCCCGGCATGCTTTCCGGAAGCGGACGTAGGCTTCCAGGTCCCTGTAATAGCGGGATGCTTCGAAGGCGATCACGATGCGTCGCACGCCCCGGGGAGGGGGCTCCTCGGTCATGGAGGCGATCAGAGCCTCGAAGTCGTCGCGGACCTTGCGGCCGTGGCGGCTGGCTGAGACGTCTGTGTCGTTGAACTCGCGGCGGATGCGCCAGTTGTGTCTGTTGCAGAGACCGCGCCCGTTGGCGAGTTGGTCTTCGACGGAGGCGCCGCTGCTTGTGGAGTCGTCGCTGTTGCGGCCGTAGAGCAGGGCTTCGAAGGTGACGCCGGGGATGACCAGGTGCAGGTATTCGGGCGCGTAGGGCATGCGTCGATGTTAGCGAAGTCTTGCCATCCCTAAATAGGCTTGTGGAGCCACAAAGTGGTTTAGGGGTGGTTATTTGTTGGGTCCGGCTGGTCCGGCGGGGTGGCGTCGCAGACCTCGTCGACGAGCTCCAGCGTCTCGTAGAGGCGGATGCGTAGCTGTTCGACGATCAGGATCAGGGACGCCGGCTCCAGCTGCGCAAGGTCCTCGGCCCGGAAGGTTTCCAGGTCGCGACGTGCGTAGTCGATCTGGGCCTTCTGGATGTCGGTCAGGCGCGCTGGTGGGCGTGGGGGGTCTTCGTGCATGGGGGCTTTCACCTGATGCTGGGCGCGGGATGGTGGGGGCGCGCCAGGGTGGGCGGCCGATGCATGGGTGGCACAGCTAATTGTGTGTTCAATATTTGCACACGCGCAATGACAGTTAACTCACATCACTCGAACGAGTGTTTTATTCGAAGTTGGTTGCGTTCTGGCCGGAACGCGATCTCGCAAATGTACCAACGATGGTACAGACAATGATCACGCCCGCCACCAGCGTGTATGCGTGCCCACCGATCCCCTGCCCGCCCGGGTACTCGCCCGCCGACAGGCCATCGGAGACCGCATCCGCGCCGCCCGGACTGAGCGGAAGCTCACACAGGAGAAGCTCGGCGAGGCGACGGGCCTGGACCGCAAGACAATCAACCGGATCGAGAACGGCGCGTACGCGACGCTCATCGACCACCTGATCCTCATCGCCGACGCCCTCGACACCCCGCTCGTCGACCTCGTGAGGTGACCCGCCGCAAGCCCATCGGGAGCACTGCGGCGGGTCACGACGGCCACCGCTGACAAGCGGCCGTCCTCATCCCACAGCCGGGCGTGGGGCGGTCCCGGCAGTGGAACGTCTTGCAAGGGGTCAGGCGCCGAGCGTCCCCGCCCTCACGCCCTGGAGGAACGCGCCCCAAGCGTCGCCCGAGGCGGCTGCGGCGGGAATGCCGCGGTCCTTGGTGTCACGGAAGAACGCCCCGCCGGTGGTCTTGGCGACCTCGACGCAGGCCCCGTTGCCGCCGGAGTAACTGGACGTGGCCCAGGTGAGGTCGTCGGTGTTGTGCATGGTGCGCCTTTCAGTAGTTGTTCTTGACGGGTGGCCGTCTGTCCCGTCGGACCAGACGGCCACCCACCCGCGGCGTCACGGTCTACCCAGCGCGCGCCGCGGGTTCACCGCTGCCGTTTGGCAACACAGGTCGGCAGCGGAGTCTTCAGTGGGGTAGAGACCGGGGGTCGTTATGACCACGTGCTCCCGGACGTGTCCGTGAGGCTGCGGCGGCCGTTGAAGCGGTCGACGTGCTTGCCGGCGTGACCGGGCCGGAGTGTGCAGCGGCCCGCCTTGCGCGGGTTCCGTGCCCAGCAGTAGCCCGCCGCCCGCCCGGCTGCGCGGGACTTCTCCTCATTGTCCGGGAACGCCGGCTTCCGCCCGCTCATGCGGCTGCCCTGCCCTGCTTGGCGAGCTGCTGGAGCGCGTGCCCCTGGTCGCAGCCCGGGGCGGAGTCCTTGCATGTGTGGCAGTCCTGGGTGTGGTCCAGGAGGGCCCGATACGCGGCGCGGCGGGTGCAGGCGCGGCAGCCGCGCGGGTACCAGGACACGGGCTCCCCGGCGCGGCTCGCGCTTTGCACGCCAAGGTCGACCGCGGTCGCGGGCGTGAGGGCGATACCGTCCCACACGCAGGCCATCCCGCGGACCTGGTGCTCAGACAGTCCGGCGACGCCAGGGATGGCTAACAGGTCGAGCACGCTGGCCTGGCTGGTGTGGGTTTCCGCTTGCATGTCTCACGCCTCCGCGGTCACGGTGATCCGTCTCACATCCGGGACCGTAAGGCGCAGCAGAAAGCCGAGGGGGTACACCTCCTACCCCCTCGGCCACGGGTACAGTTCCTACCCCCTACGTGATCACACGGGCACACCCAGTTCCCGCGCCAGCCCCAACGCGTCATCCCGGACCATCCGCGGCCCCGACTTCACCAGCTCCGGCAGCACCGACCGGGTGTGCAAGTTGTACTGGATCGTCTCCGGAGACTCACGGAACGCCTTCCCCAGCAGCGACACCGCGGCCGTGCCCTCCCCAAGCATTCCGTGCGCCCGGGCCGACTCGATCAAGTGGTACGAGCGGCGCGTCGCCGATGGAATCTGGCCCAGGTCCAGCGCGTCCGCAACCTCCAGCGCCTTCGCGGGCTGCATCAGATCGTTGTGCATGGTGATCGCGTACCCGTTGACGATGCCCCGCCCGAAGACCAACCAGGGGTGCGCGTAGTCGTCACCGAGCTGGCGGGCAGCGTCGTCGGCCTTGTCCCAGTACCGCCACGCATCCCCCTGCTGGCCCGTCTTCGCGTACGACAGGGCCACCGCGAGATACAGCAGCCCGCGGCGGGCAATGTGTTCCGGGTCCTCTCTGTCCTGCAACAGGGCGGCGGCCTGCTCGGCGAGGTCGACGCGCGCCTCCGCGGCTTCTCCGGCGTCACGGTGGACGTGGTTCATGTACCAGGCGGCGGCCGCGATCGCGCGCGGGCTGTCCGCGTCCTGCGCAGCCGTCATGGCCCGGTCGCCGGTGAGGACGACGAGATCCGGCGCGGGCTGGAAGCTGAGGAACAGTTGAGCGAGGTGGTAGGTCTCCGCGAGCGAGACCAGCGCCCGCCGGCGCTCCGCCCCTTCAAGGGCGCGTGCCGCGTGCTGGGTGTCGGCGAGGAGGCTGGGCAGTAGGCCGACGATGCGGGTGCGGTTCCCCTCCACCGTCGTCCCGTGGTTGGTGCGGGGGTCGCTGTCGTGCCACAGCTTCCATGCGGTCCGCAGCCGGGCGGCGAGGATCTCCGCGGACTCCGGCTCGCGGTCGTCGGGGGCGAGCTGGTAGGTGGTGAGAGCACGCTTCACGGTCGGCAGGGCGCCGTGCTCCGCCTTCGTGTAGGTGGCGGCTGCGAGGCGTTCTTCGCCGGTGAGTTCGGCGAGGTCTTCGATGCCGAGGACGTGCGCGAGCCTGAGTAGTTTCGGGAGGCGGGGCATTCCGATGCGGCCTGTCTCGATGGCTTTGACCCACTCGGCGGACTGGTCCATGAGGCCTGCGACGACGGCGCGGGTTTTCCCGGTGCGTAGGCGGGCGTGTTGGACGCGCTGGCCAAAGGTAGGGGGTGCGGTGTCGGTGTGCTCGGGCATACTGGACTCCGTTCTGACCTAGACACTCAGAACGCTACTCCCCCTCCGCGTGGGGGATATGGCGGTTGCGCCCCCTGTTCGGCCTGCGGGCCTGTTCAGGGGGCGTGCCTATGTCCGCAGTGGCCCGTAGGCTTGTCTCATGTCCCCCACCCCTCTGCCTAGCGGCGCTGTGCGGCCTGCTGCGGTCGTGAATGAGGACATCCGCGCCCTGTGGCCGCGCGCGCGGGCGGAGCTCACCGCGGAGGAACGCGAGGCGTACGAGCGGCTGTTGGTGGAGTGGGCGGCCGCGGTCCGGGCCGAGGTCGTCGAGGCCGCGTAGAACTTCGCTGAACTCCCCAGCCGTGGGGAGAAATCCCGGCGCCCCTCCGCTACCGTCGGGGTGCTGACGTTGCACCGTGGCCGGTCCGTACAGCAGTGCCCCCGGGGTGGTGCCCGGGGGCTTTTTCACAGGTACTTGCGGCGCGGGTCGAGGCCTGCGGCGAGTGGGGTCGGGGTGCTGCTGCTGCCCGGATCGGGGGCGCCATCGCGGCGGCACACCAGCGCATCCGGGTCGTACGAGGGCGCCTGAAGGCTGTATCCGTCCGGGCAGGTCTGCCCATCCTGCCCGTCACGTCCGTTCGTCCCGTCCTGCCCCGCAGGTCCAGCCGGTCCCTGCGCGCCCTGGGCTCCTGTGGGTCCGACAGGACCGGCCGGACCGACCGCTCCGGGACTGCCCGCGGACCCCGTCGCGCCCGCCTTCCCCGGAGACCCGGACGGCCCCGGAGAACCCGCCGGGCCCTGCGGCCCAGGGATCGGCACCGGGACCTCCGTTCGTGCGGGCAGATTGTCCACAGCCTTCGTCGGGTCCGGAGCCACCGGAGTCCCACCCCGCGCCTGCACCTGCGCCCGCAGCGCCCGCACATCCCCCGCCAGCGTGGACACCGCATCGCCCCGCTTGTTCGCCTCAGCCGCGGCCGCCGCATAGTTGCGGTCCGAGGAGTCGATGCGATGCCACAACGCCCACGAGATCCCGAACAGGCAGAGGATCGCGCACAGGGTCGCGATACCCCGCCAGTGCAGGACGATCGTGCGCTCGGTCCGGGTCATGGGATCGGTGTTCCTCCGAGTCGGATGATCTCTATCTCAAGGTGCGTGATTCTGATGAGGTCGACGCGGCGCTGCTCCTGCAACGCGATGATCTGCGTGTCCCGATCGGCGAGCCGCTTCAGAAGACCGTCGCGTTCCTCTTGGACCTGGTCGATCTCCGAGTTGAAGCGCGACGTAGCGTTCTCGCCGCGCTTCCCCACGTACACCACCACCGAGCCGATCAGCCCAGCTACGCACGCGAGGACCGCGCCGATGGTGGTGGAATCCAACAGACCTCCCAGCGCTTACGAGGGGCAGATCAGACGCCCGAGGCGGTCGACGCGGAGTTCTTCGCACCGACGGAGCGCGCCACGATTCCCTTCACCAGGGACACCACGGCGGCGCCACCAGCCACGCCGACTGACTGCCAGAAACTGGCGTGCAGCATGTCGGCAGGGCCCGCGGCTATCTCCACGGACGCGGTGGCGCCGAGGAACGTCCAGATGACGCGCTCGGCGAGATCCTTTCCGTAGGTGGCCGCGGACTTCACCACGGTGTTCACATCGGGGAGAGAAGAGTCGGACATGGTCGTTTCCTTTCGATGGGTCAGACGTTCGGAACGTGGAGCTTGGACCAGCTCGACGGACCGGGCATGCCGTCCGCGGCCGAGCCGGTGTAGCCGAGCTTCCGCTGCCAGGCCGCGTAGGAGCGCTCGTCACCAGGGCCCCAGACATCGGCGTGGGACGAGCTCGCGTAGTGGTTGCAGCCGACCGCGACGAGCCTCCGGTGCATCGCCGCGACGATCGGGGACCTGTGGCCGGCCTTGAAGAACGACGTCCCCGGGAACGGCTCGTAGGTGGGCTTCTGCGCGGGCTTCGGCGCCTTGATGAACTCGGGCCACGAGCCCGGGTCGACGTGGCTGTTCTCGGGGACTTGGCTGTGCCCGTACCAGCCGCCTTCGGTCTCCCACACGTGCTCGCCGCGGTGCGGGGAGAAGTCCGTCGGGTG